CTGCACGACACCATCCGCAATGCCGGCATCGCCTGGCAGCGCGACATGATGGCGACCACCGATCTCTCGTCCATGCAGACGCTGAAGATCGCCATCGACGTCATGATCTCCCAGGTCTGCCAGCTGTCGATCGGCCTCTACACCGAGCAGCAGATCCACGATCGCATCGAGGCCTTCACCAAATCGCACCAGCTGCTCAATGCGCCGACGTCGGGGGCGGTGAACTGATGATCGTCGGCATTGATCCCGGCGCGTCAGGCGCCCTCGCCTTCTTCGATATGAGCCGCGGCATCCTCTACGTCGAGGACATGCCGGTGCTTGAGATAGCCCGCAACGGCAAGACCAAGCGCGAGATTTCACCGCAGCTGCTGCGCTCGATCGTTGATCGGTATGAGCCACGCCGCGCCATCATCGAGCGCGTCGGTGCCATGCCAGGTCAAGGCGTCTCGTCGATGTTCCAGTTTGGCCGCAGCGTCGGACTGGTCGAGGGCGTGCTTGCCGGCCTCAATGTCCCGACAGGGTTTGTCACGCCGCAGCAGTGGCAGAAGGGTGCCGGTGTCCGCGGTGGCAAGGACGGATCACGCATGCGTGCCGTCGAGCTTTTTCCTGCCTATGCCCAGCTGTTTGCCCGCAAGAAAGATGATGGCCGCGCCGACGCTGCTCTCATTGCATGGTGGGGAGCGACGCAATGAACTGGCGCGAATATTTTATGGGCTTCGCGCTGCACGCAGCGAAGAAATCCAAGGACAGCACGCAGGTCGGTGCCGTTCTTGTCGGCCCTGACGGCGAGATCAGGCTGACCGGATACAACGGGCCACCGCGTGGCGTGGATGACAGGCCGGAGCGCCTCAAGCGCCCAGCAAAATACCTTTACGCCAGCCATGCCGAAGCGAACCTGATCGCGTTCGCAGCGCGGGAGGGCATCAGCACAAAAGGGTGCTGGGTTTATGTGACGCATCACCCGTGCGCCAGCTGCGCCAGGACGCTGATCCAGGCTGGTGTGGTCAGGGTGATCTATAGCACCGGCCTGACATCGATGCCGGTCGACGAGTTTGCAGCTGCGGCTGTGATGTTTGAAGAGGCCAGCATAATTTGCGAGGCGCTATGATGAAGCCTCTCCGCGTTTTGATCGCGTGCGAATATAGCGGCACCGTCCGCGATGCCTTCTTGCGGCGCGGTCACGAGGCCATGTCTTGCGACCTGCTGCCGACAGACAGCCCTGGTCCACACTATCAAGGCGATGTCCGCGACGTGCTGGACTATCCGTGGGATCTCATGATTGCCCACCCGCCATGCACGGATCTGGCTGTCTCTGGCGCCGCATGGTTTGCCAAGAAGAGACTGGCCGGAGCGCAGCAGGCAAGCGCATCGTTTTTCATGATGCTGTCCAAGGCGGACATACCCATGATCGCGATCGAGAACCCTGTCTGCGTGATGTCGTCTGTGTGGCGAAAGCCGGATCAGGTGATCCAGCCCTGGATGTTTGGCCACATGGAACAGAAAGCCACATGTCTGTGGCTCAAAGGGTTGCCGCCGCTCAGGCCGACAAACGACGTCAAGAAGCAAATGATGGAGCTGCCGCGCAACGTGCGTGAGCGCCTCCATTTTCTCCCTCCGTCAGAAGACAGATGGAAGATACGCAGCCAGACCTATCAGGGCATCGCCGACGCGATGGCTGATCAGTGGGCTGGCCAGCTCGAACTTCCTTTGCAGGCAATGGTGCCTGTACAGGAGACAATCGCCCCGCATGGGGCATCTAACTGTGAAAGGTAAAAGGCATGTCTATTCTCAACATCAACAACGGAGGCGGTGGCGGAAGCTACATCAGGTTCATGCCCAGCGCGAACGCATGGGTTTTCAACAAGGAAGAGGTCACGCTGACAAACCTTGTCTTTGATCACGAGAGCGTCCGCTCAGGCTGGGGCAAGATGATGGAAGGCCAGGCGCCGGAGTGGCAGTGGGACCAGCGCCTCGGCGTGCAGTCTCCGATCCCAAGCCAGGAGCGCGACGCGAAAGGCAATCTGGTCTGGAAGCGCGGGTTCAGCATCAACTTCTACACGAAGGAGATGGGCGTCGTTGAGTGGAGCTCGACCGGCACCGGACCCGTGATCGGGTTCGACCAGATCTTCGAGGAGATCTGGAACGCCAAGGACGAGCACGCCGGCATGGTGCCTGTCTGCAAATATGGCGGATCGGTGCCGCAGAAGATTGGCAAGGGCAACACCCGCGTGCCGAATTTCAGTTTGGCCAAGTGGGTGAAGCGCGACAGCATCCCGTGGGATGCCGAGCAGGACGAGGCACCAGCACCGGCTGCGGCACCGAAAGCCGCTGCAGCGACGACCAAGAAGGCAGCACCGCCGCCTGCCGACGACGATGATCTTGATTTTTAAGGTCACAAGAGGGGGCCACGCGCCCCCTCATCTATCCATTTTTTTGAACGCGGCGCATTATGACAGAATACAAACAACATATCGCGGAGGTGGCCCAGCATTATTGGGGTGAGCCCAACCGCGCCCTGTCGAAAGCAGGCAAGGAGATCCGTTTCGGATCGCACGGGAGCAAGTCTGTCGATCTCGTCAAAGGGACATGGTTCGACCATGAGCAAAACGTCGGCGGAGGTGTCGCCGATCTGATCAAATCATTCGAGCCGAACACCAACATCGCCGACAAGATGGCGCAGTTCGGCATGCCAAAAAACGACGCGCCGGTCAGAACAGAGCGCGTCTGGAATTACACGGACGAGACAGGCAACGTCGCCTATCAGGTTGTCCGCATCGATGACGGATCAAGCAAGACCTACCGGCAACGGCGCGTCGATCAGGAGACAGGCGAAATACTGTGGGGCATGCAAGGCGTCACAGCCCTGCCCTACAATTTGCCGGCCCTGCGATCGAGCACCAAGCCGGTGTTCATTGTCGAGGGCGAGAAGTGCGCCGACGCGCTAATCAGTGCAGGCCTCATCGCGACAACAAACCATGGCGGTGCAGGCAAGTGGTGGCCTTCTCTCACCCAGCACTTTAACGCCCGCAACGTGATCATCGTGCCGGACAACGATGCGCCAGGCGAGAAGCATGCCCGCATCGTGGCGGACGCCCTGACCGGCACGGCCAAATCCATCCGCATCCTGCGTCTGCCGTTCCTCAAGCCAAAGGGCGACGTGGCGGACTGGATGGCGGACGGCGGCACCGTCGAGGAGATTACGGGTCTTGCCAAGAAGGCGCCGCTCTATGATCCGCTGACAGCAGAGCAGCATCCGATCGAGCAGAACGAGCCGATCGATCCAGCCCAAAAGCCCCGCGTAGAGCTGATCCCGTGGGAAGGCCTGCAGGACGTGCCGGTCAAGTGGCTGATCAAGGAGCTCGTGCCTGCCCAATCATTCGCGGCGCTCTACGGCAAGCCTGGATCATACAAGTCATTCGTGGCGCTCTATCTCGCCACCATGATCGCCACCGGACAGCCGGCCTTCGACAAGGAGACGGCACCAGGCGACGTGATCTATCTGGCAGGTGAAGGCGGATCAGGCCTCAAAGCCCGCCGCGATGCCCTGATCAAGAAATATGACATCGACGGCAAGGTCAGGATCCACTTCATCAAGGCGCAGCTGAACCTGAGATCGACAGTAGCCGATCTTGAGGCGTTGATCGCAGCCATACAGGACGCCAGCCTCAAGCCTGTGCTGATCATCATCGACACGCTCGCCAGAGCGTTCGGCGGCGGCAACGAGAACAGCAGCGAGGACATGGGCGCCTTCATCGGCCATATCGGCCAGCTGCAGGCGAGACTGACCACAGCCGTCATGATCGTCCACCACAGTGGCAAGGACGAGGCCAAGGGCCAGCGCGGTCACTCGTCCCTGCTCGGTGCCGTCGACACGGAGCTGGAGGTCATCAAGGTCAGCGAGGAGGACAGCCCCGATCGGATCGGCCAGCTGACCATCACCAAGCAGAAGGACGGCGAGGACGGCATCAAGATCGGCTACCGCATGGACAGCATCCAGCTGTCCAGCATCAACCCAGACCGGACAAGCCTAGCCGTCGTGCCGGCAGAGATCGAGCCAAAGCAGAGAAAGGCCAGGCTGTCACCAGGAACAAAGGCAGTGCTCGACGCGCTGCAGAAGGCCATCGATGAGGGCGGTCAGAAGGCCAACCTAGCCCAAATCCCAGCCGGACAGATGGTCGTCAAGGTTGGTGCATGGCGGGCAACATACTATGCCATGAGCGGACAAAACGACGAAACAAAGCAGAAAGCGTTTAAACGGGCGCTGGATACGCTGACGCACAGCCGGACAATCGGCGTATGGTCAGATTGGTGTTGGATTGCAGAGGCTTAGAGGAAAAACGGACATGCCGGACAATAGCGGACAAGCAACCGGACAAAACGGACAGACAGGACAGGCACCCTATAGGGGTGTCTGTCTGTCCGGTGTCTGGTCCATTGGAGGAGGTGAAAGGTGAAAGTGCAGAGGGTCAGAAAGCCGGGAAAGCCAGACATGCTGCTCGACAGCGGCATGATGCAGGACATCAAGCGCAGCAGAATCCAGTCGCTGGTCTGGAACTATGATCGGGCCATCGCGGAGGCAGAGGTAGTGTGGGGAGCAGATCGCCTGCCATATCTTGTCGGTGAGGATCTCAGGCTCAAGTGGTGGCGGAACGTCGAGGCGCTGAACAAGGCGATATTCGAGAACGACGTCGAGCAGGTCGAGATCGCGGTGCCTCGGATGATCAAGGGCATCGCGGTGCTGATCGAGCAGGCGACAGCCGCAGGCCAAAAGCCGATCGAGCCGGACGTCTGGGAAACGACAATGGGCGACAAGGTGCTGCGCGTCGTCAGATCATGGCCGGAGCACGCTGCACCGGTCGACAAGCGGCCAAACGTCGTCACATACAGCCTGGAGGAAATCGCACGCATCCTGCAGGCCAGAGAGATGAGCGTGGTCAACTCAGTCAAGGAGACGTGGCCAGGCGCATCCGTGCAGCGTGTCAAATCACCAACCGATGCGGAGCTCGATGATGAAATCCCCTTCTGAAGACAAACGGCCTTTCTGCGTGGTGCCTGTAAGGGCAGTTGCGTCAAAAAAGCTATTAGAGAGCGACAGGCAGGTTCTGATGGCTCTTGGCTACTATGCCAACCGTGCAGGCGTTTGCTGGCCCAGCGTGCGTTCTTTGTGCGATGTGGCGGGTGTCGAGAACCAGACGGTGCAGAACGCGATCAAGAGGCTGATCAAAGCTAAGATGATCAGGCAGCTCAACCCCAATGACTATGACCAGAAGGCAGGCATCTGGGGGATGTCGAACCGCTATCAGGTGCTCTGGAATGAGGATGATCCGGTGCCGACATGGGAACAGGTCCGTGACGCCAATCTCCTGCAGCCGATGGAGGATCGCGATCCGGTAAGTACGGAAGGATCGGGCGTGCGAGGGACGGATGCTGATCTAGGCCAACAGAAACGCATGATTGCGGCCTATGAGCAGGCGATCGAGGCGATCTGCGGCGTCAAGCCACCCGCCCAGCCAGGTCGAGAGGAAATCGCTGCCCGACTGGCGGCTGACGGCGTCGAGCCGATCGCCATCCAGCAGGAAACGCGGCGGTTGCAGCTGGCAGCGGTGGCCGATCGGCGTGGCATTGTCCCGTTTTCCGCCATTGCCGAGGCCTGTACAAACGACAAACGGTCAGATGAGGTTTGTACAACCGGCGAAAAGGGGTCGGAAACGGCCTCGACCAGTGGAAAAGACCATTGAAATCATTGCGCTTTTAGCGTTCGTCAGGAGAACGGCCTAGAAAAAAGCACCCTTCGCCCCCCCCCTGCCCCGGCCTTGGCGCCGGGGGTCTCGCACAAAATTTTCGGAGAAAAACCACCATGCCACGCATCCCCGCCCCCGAAGGCAACCTGTTCGACGTCGACGACCCGATCGAGATCCTCCCCCGATGCCCGCACAACAACATGGCGCCGTGCATCACGAACAGCTGCGCCGCGTGGCGGTTCACGCCCACCGAGCGCGTTTTTAGCACTGCGCCGCCACCTGGCAGCGGATGGGTGAGCCTTGGCGCCGACCATTGGGTCCGGCCAGACCCAAATCTTGGCTATTGCGGTCTTGCTGGCCGTCCATGATTTCAACAACGAATTGAGGAGAGACTAATATGCACCATCAGGATGTTTTGAATACGGCGATCAGCACGATCAGGGAGCGTGGCAAGGAGTATGGCGACGTGCTCCCGTCTTTCGTCCGCGCCGCCAATATTGCCTCGGCGATCCTCGACCGGCGGGTGACGGCGTTTGACGTGTCGGTTGTCATGATTGCGGTGAAGATGTCGCGGCTGGCGCAGAACAAGGAGCACGAGGACAGCTGGATCGACCTTGTGGCGTATACGGCCTTTGCGGCCCAGTTCGCTGCGTCGCATGGGTCTGACTTCTCCGACATTGTCGCCGCCCAGGCAGAGGCTGTTCTGGCCAAAGAGTTCGGTGCAGGGGGTGCGTGATGAGTGACCCAGAGATTGCAAAATTGGGCCTATGGAAAAAGCCCGGAATTTTTGAAGAAAACGAAGCGTTGAGGCACGAGATTGCCAAACTGAAATACGAAGCGAACTGCGCCGACGAATTGCATCAGCAGGATTTGCAGACAATCGACGGTTTGCGCCAGCAAGTTGCAGAGTTGGTGGAAGTCTTGCACGAAGGGGTTAGATCGTTAACAGACGATCAGCCTGCCATTGTTGATGTTGTTTGGTGTGCAACACAACCTTGCGAAACGCTACATGATTATTTTGTAGCCGCCATCGCCAAAGCAAAAGGTGCCGCATGAGCGAGCTCCTGACGTTTGTTTTGATTGCGATGCTTGTCATTGTGTTCGGCGGTGGCGAATGAAGACGCCGGTTCGTCAAGCGCGGCGCGATCTGACGTCTGTTGATGTCGAGCGGCGCGAGGCTGTCCGGCAGGAGCTGCAGGCGATTGCTGCCGGACAGATCACCGATGTCGTGACGTGGGAGACGGATGCCGCCGGCAACATCACGAGCGTTGATGTCGTCGCGTCGTCCAACCTGTCAGAGCGTGCGCGGCGATCGATCAAAAAGATCAAGGTCACCTCGACCAAGTTCGGCAAGGAGATCGAGATCGAGATGCACGACAAATTGTCGGCGTTGAGGATGCTGGCAAAGATTGAGGGACTGACAGCGGATGCAGATGATGCAGACAAGAGACCGTCTCTGGTGGGGATTAACATCAAGGGACCGGAACAGATCACAGAGGAGAAAACAGATGAGCGTGATTGAATTGGACTGGGCGACGCAGAAAGCGACCAGGATCATCAAGGGGTATCGTATTGTCGGCGGCAAGGGCCGCGAGCTGCGCGACGACATCGCCAAGGCGCTGCGGGCTGTCGAGCACGAGGCGCGTGTACAAGAGCCACCCGCACCGGTTGAGGTTGCGCCGCTGCCTTTGAGCGAGCGCATCAAGACCAGCAACATGATCACCTATGCCGGCGCCACCACATTCGAGGCCCGCGGGTTTCTCGATGTCGATGAAGCCAAGAAGTGGGCGCGGAATTGGGAGCTCAACAATTTCGGCTACACGCCCTTGGCGTCCGTCGCAGAGACGAAGGCTGGCGAGATCGTCGTGTTCTGCAAGCGTTGGAACAGTTGCGACTGATGACCATGCAAAGGCTTGACCCACCGATCTGGCTTGAGACGCCGCTGGGCGATGCAGAGGCAGAGTTTATCATTGATCGCGGTCCTGAGCATCATCTGCAGTTTGTCTGCTGGGTGCTGAAGACCGGCGAGTGCTGGACATTTCGTGCGCCGGAGGTCCGACGCACCACCAACCTGACAATGGGGCGTGATCAGCTGACGCCGTTTTCAGCTGAAATTTTGAAACGATTTTCTTTCGGGAGAAAAGATCATGGCAGCAAAGAAAAGTGATCGAGATGAGTGGCCAATCCGTCGTGCAGCAATGTTGGCTATGAGAAGGAACGGCAAGACCTATGAGCAGATTGCGCGTAAATTTGGCGTATCTCGGCAGACTGCTCGCACGATTATTGTCCGCCTTCTCTCGATCGCAGGCATACCGGATCCCAAGATGTCGAAGCACGATCGTCAGCCGCAGGCTGATCGTCAGGTTTCGATCTGAATATTGTAGGGTAATATTGTTATGATCGCAGCTTATGGGCTGAAGCGTATTGACGACATGAGCCGCGATGAATTGATCATGGCGCTTGACGAGATGCACGAGCGATACATGGAACTGATCAGGGCCAAGATGCGCGGCTCTGAGGTTCCGGTGTTTCACGAGGACATGGATCTCTGGAACAAGCGCCTTGAGCATTGGTTTGTACAAAACACAAAGGGACCGATTGATGGCGAGAGTGAGCAAATCGACTGACAAGTCACCGAGGCGTCGGCAAGGCACTGCTGATCAGGAAGCGTTGCAAGGTCTTGATCTTGACTTCTCGAAGTCACCGACCGTCTGGCGGTTTTTGAATGACGACAGCTTCGTGCGTGGGCTGATGGGTCCGGTTGGATCCGGCAAGAGTTACGGATCGGCTGCGGAGATCATCCTCCGTGCCGTCAAGCAGGCGCCATCACCCGTCGATCATGTCCGCTATACGCGGTTTGCGATCATCCGCAACAGCTATCCAGAGCTGCGGACGACGACGATCAAGACCTGGCATAACCTGTTTCCAGAAAACGTGTGGGGTCCGATGCGGTGGTCGCCGCCGATCACGCATCACATCAAGCTGCCGCCACGCGGTCCTGTCGCCGGCATCGATTGCGAGGTGCTGTTTCTGGCTCTTGATCAGCCAAAAGACGTCCGCAAGCTGCTGTCGCTTGAACTGACCGGCGCATGGATCAACGAGGCGCGAGAATTGCCGAAGGCGGTGGTCGATGGTCTCACATCCCGCGTCGGTCGCTTTCCGACCAAGGAGCACGGCAAAGCCACATGGCGCGGCATCTGGATGGACACCAACCCGATGGATGATGATCACTGGTGGCACAAGGTCGCCGAGAAAGAGCCGATCCGCGGCGACTTCCGGTGGACGTTCTTTCGTCAGCCTGGTGGCGTCATCGATGTGCCGGACGAGGACGAGAACACGATCTTTGCCGCTGGCAGGCACTGGATCGAGAACCCGTCAGCCGAGAACATCAACAACCTGCCTCCTGGCTATTATGTCCAGCAGCTGGCCGGCAAAAACCTCGACTGGATCCGGTGCTACGCGCAGGGCGAATATGTCTATGTGCAGGAGGGCAAGCCGGTCTGGCATGAATATGACGACACGCTGATGTCAGGCGACGTGCCGATCGTGGATGGCGCCGAGGTGCATATCGGCCTCGACTTTGGTCTGACGCCTGCTGCTGTTTTTGGTCAGAAGATCGAGGGCCAGTGGCGCATCGTGCATGAGCTCGTCTCGTTCTCGATGGGCCTTGAGCGGTTCACCCACATGCTGATGGCCGAGCTCAATACGAAATTCCGCACCTGTCGCCCGCTGATCTGGGGTGATCCGGCAGGTATGAAGCGCGACGAAATCTTCGAGGTGACGGCGTTCGATCATTTGCAGAGCGTGGGGCTGAAGGCGCAGCCGACAGCGTCCAACGATTTCATGGTGCGTCGCGAGGCTGCGGCCGCACCGATGCAGAGGCTGATCAACGGTCGGCCTGGTCTCATGGTCGACAAGAAATGCCAGAAGCTGCGGAAATCGCTTTCCGGCGGATACCATTTCAAGCGCGTGGCGATCGGCGCAGGACAAGAGCGGTTCAAGGACACGCCACACAAGAACGAGCACAGCCACGTCGGAGATGCGTTTGGATACATGCTGATGGGTGGCGGCGAGCACAAATACATGACCCGTGGCCGCGTCGGAGCGCGACCGCAGGGCCAGATCATTGCGGCGATGGATTTTGATGTCTTCTGAAAAATGCCGGACAGAGCAAGGCTCAATGTCCGGCAAGTTAGGGAGGAAACACCAAGATTGGTGTTTTTACATTATAGGTGAATTTTGATGAATGTGAAAGTAATTCCTTTTGAGTGGTATCATGTCGAGGCGATGGATTTACGCCAGCAGGAGCGGGATTATTTTGCTTTGGTTCCGAATTACCGCAACCATCTTAAAATGCAAAAACAAGCAGGGCCGTGCTTTACTGCAATCGTCGAAGGAGAAGGCATCGCCTGCAGCTGGGGCTTCGTGCCGATCTGGCCAGGACTTGTCGAGTGCTGGCTGATCACGTCGACGATTGTCGAGAAATCTTTTGGCTATAAACGCAGAGTGCTATCGGTTGGAAAGCACATAATCGATGAAATAGAAATCGGACTGCAAGCGCACCGATTGCAGATGACTATCAATCCGCGATTTCTATACGCTATCCGCTATGCAAAGGCTTTGAATTTCACGCAAGAGAGTGTATTAAAGGCATACGGACCTGATGGCTCCGATTATTTTATGTTTGCTCGAATATCGGAGAAAAAGTGATGGGCGGACTTTTTGGTGGTGGCAAATCCCCTGACAACTCGGCGCAGATCGCAATGCAGCAGCAACAGCTCGATCTGCAGAAAAAGCAGCAGGAAAAGCTCGACGCGCAACAGCGCGACCAGCAGGCATCTTTGCTTGCCCGTCAGCGTGCAGGCACCGTCAACGGCATGCGGATGCTGATGTCAGACGCAAGTCTCGGCACAGATAACGCCAGCACACTTGGCTCAAATCAGGTCAAGTGATTGCCCATGCCCTACACGCAGGATCAGATCAGAGGTTTTATCTCAGACGCGGCAAACAAGTTCGGCGTCAATCCGACCCTGCTCGATCAGATTGCGCGGCGCGAGAGCTCATATAACCCTGACGCGAAGAACCCGAATTCGAGCGCCAGCGGTCTGTTCCAGTTCATCAAAGGCACATGGGACGGCACGAAGGCAAAATATGGCGCGGCGTTCGGCGTGCCTGACAATGCGTCGCCATTCGATCCCAAACATGCATCGATCATGGCCGCGGCCCTGACCAAGGAAAATGCGCTGGTCATCAAGCAGATGACCGGCAAGGACGCCACCAACGGCGAGCTCTATGTCGCTCATTTCATGGGCAGCAAAGGCGCCGTAAACCTGATCACGGCCAACGAAAAGCAGCCTGATGCACCGGCTGCTGCGATGTTTCCGTCAGAGGCCGCTGCCAACCCGACGATCTTCTATGACAAGGAAGGCATGCCGCGCTCTGTGGCTCAGGTCTATGCCAACCTGACCGAGATGAAGGGCGGCGACGGCCAGGCTCCGGCGCAGACCCAGACGGCAGAAGCAGACGTCAAAAAGACAGAGGCGAAGGCAACCACAGAGGACAATCTGCCTCCAGCGTTCCAGCCCGTCGCAGCTGTTGGTCCGGCTGTCCAGAAGACAACGCAGTCAGGGCCACAGCTTGAAAGTGAAACAGAACGGATTGCGGCTCGTGTTGTTGGCCGAGGCAAAGGATTGATGGGATGAAAAAGACCAAAGAGCCGACAGTCGATCAGATCTCGAAGCGCAGCGACAAGGCCCATGCCCGCAAGCTCAACTGGCGCGGCATTTATCAGGATTGCTATGAATACGCCCTGCCCTCGCGCAACCTGTACGACGGTTCCTATGAGGGCAACACGCAAGGGTCGAAGAAGACCAGCAAGATTTTTGACAGCACCGCCATCCATTCGACGCAGCGTTTTGCCAACCGGCTGCAGTCTGGCCTGTTCCCGCCCTATGGCCGCTGGATGCGTCTTGAGCCTGGCACCGACATCCCTGCCGATCGTAAGATCGAGGCGCAGATGGCGCTCGACGTCTATTCCGACAAGTTTTTCTCCGTCGTCCGCCAGAGCAATTTCGATCTGGCTATGGGCGAGTTCCTGCTTGATCTGGCTGTCGGCACATCCTGCATGATGGTCATGCCTGGCGATAAGGAGATGCCGATCGTTTACACGCCTGTGCCGGAATATTTGGTGGCCTTTGAGGAGGGAGCGAACGGCACGGTCGACAACGTATTCCGCAAGATCAAGCTGAAGGCCGAGGTAATTAGCCAGACATGGGCCGACGTCGAGATCACGCCTGACCTAAAGCGCGTCATTGACGAGAAGCCTGCCGAGGAGATCGAGCTCCTTGAGGCGACCATGTACATGAAGGATCAGGACAAATACCATTATTGCGTGATCTACGGGAAAAACCACGATCGGGCCAAAATCGTCACCCGCACGCTGCAATACAGCCCGTGGATCATCAGCCGTTACATGAAACTTGCAGGCGAGGCCTATGGCCGCGGCCCGCTGGTGACCGCGATGCCTGACATCAAGACGCTGAACAAGACGGTCGAGCTGCTGCTCAAGAACGCCTCTCTGGCCATTGCCGGCGTTTATACCGCAGCAGACGACGGCGTCATCAATCCGCAGACCGTCCGCATCGTGCCTGGCGCAATCATCCCTGTGGCACGAAACGGTGGCCCGCAGGGCGAAAGCCTCAAGGCTTTGGCCCGATCCGGCGATTTCAACGTCACGCAGCTGGTGCTCAACGACCTCCGCATGAACGTCAAAAAGATGCTGCTCGATGACAGCCTTCCGCCTGACAACATGTCGGCGCGGTCGGCGACCGAGATCGCGGAACGCATGAAGGAACTGGCCACCAATCTCGGATCCGCTTTCGGGCGCCTGATCACCGAGACGATGGTGCCGATCGTCGCCAAAACCCTGCAGATCATGGATCAGGAAGGCCTGATCGACCTTCCTCTCAAGGTCAATGGCCTTGAGGTGAAGGTCGTGCCGATCTCGCCGATCGCGCAGGCTCAGAACATGGGCGACATCGAGAAGATGCTGCAGTGGTTCCAGCTGTCGCAGCAGCTCGGCCCAGAAGCCGCTGTAACGGCCAAGGGCGAGGCAATCGCCGACTATGTGGCCGACACGCTTGGCATCCCTGCCAAGGTCCGTGCGACGCCGGAAGAGCGGCAGCAGAAGCTGCAGCAGCTGCAGGAGCAGCAGCAGCAAGCTGCCCTGATGCAGATGGCGCAGTCTGGTGGAGGGGGCGGAGGCGCCCAGGCGGCGCAAATGGTAGCGCAGGCCGTCCAGTAGGGTGATTGATGAGCACTGATGGTTGGGATTTCTTCGAGCCCGCGCCGCAAGACGAGCAGCAGCCGGTCAAGAAGGACGAAATCGATATTTTGATGGCCCGCACGTTCGGGACTGAAGAAGGGAAACGGGCGCTTGCGTGGCTTCGCAGCGTCACGATCGAGGTTCCGGCATGGGTGCCGGGGCAAGAAGCGGCATATGGATATGCACGGGAGGGGCAGAACAGCCTGGTCCGTGAGATCGAGCGCCGCATAGCGAGGGCAAAATCATGAGTGAAGGACTAATTGGCGACGCAACTGCCGCCACGGAAGACAACAAGCCTGCCGGCAATACGGATGTTTCGCACCGTACAGACGACAGCGCCACGACGACGACCACCGAGACCAAGGGGCAGGACACGGCTGCGTGGATGGCCTCGGTGACCAAGACGCTTTATGCGGACGACGGCAAGCCGAACTATGAGATGCTGCCGGAGAAATACTGGAA